CCACAATAATCTTGTTAGTAGCAGTTTTAATTTCGTCATACTCATCTTTTCTATCTTTAGTTTTCATTGAGCCCGAGACAAAAACGCTGTCTGGAATGTTGTTAATAATTAATTGACCCGACTCAATTCTGTCAACTAATACTAGAGTATTGCCTGTTTCAGAAATACCATTAATAAGGTTGCTGATCCAATTCATACGGGTTTCGTCAGTGACAAGGTATTTTAATTCTCCTGCATAACTTTCAAACTCTTTCCACTCTGCTGTTTGAATTACTGTCACGTGGCAATCACTGAGCACACCTTTTTCTTGAAGTTCGTGAGCTTTAACACGATGCACAACTTCCCCTAGACTAGCACGTAGGGCTTGAAATTCGTGGTCTGCTTTTGGTACTGTACCAGTCAACCCCCAACGTATAGGTGCGTTAGAAAGATTGCGTGTTAACAGATTCTTTAATACTTCTGCCTTGGCCATATGTACCTCATCAACCATGACACAACTAACTCCATCTAACAATTCAGCTAGACGTAACAGTTGTTCTTCACCGTCAAATTCCTTGGAACCTTTGTCTAAAATATTCAAACTTTGCCAAGTGCAAATAGTATGTGTTTTGTCTAGGTTTTTTCTGTCACCGTAGTACACACCTACATCTAAACCGCAGTTAAGGAAGTCTTCTTCGGTTTGCTCAACCAGTGACTTGTTAGGAACTATGGTTATTGTTCTTCCGTATTTTTCACAGATTTTTGCCAAAGTTGCGGTGGTAATTGTCTTGCCAAATCCAGTGGCAATTTCTTGAATGCACTGAGGGTTTTCTAAAAACTTATTGATAACTTCAACTTGGTCATCACGCAGTCTAATCTTTTCTCCAGCAAATCGATGACCTATGGGCCACGTTTGATCACCCCAAAATTCCTCAGAAATTTCAGGGAAACTTAGTGCCGTTGGGCGTCGATGATCTTCCAATTCAATGTAATAGTTCTTTGCTTCAAGATACTCAAGGACCTGCGGTAGCATACTCATGTAGGTAGTGCCGCCGAGGCCAAAGAAGCTGATACTACCATCCCATCGACCTAGTTTGTAAGCTGGTCTAAACCGAGCGGTGGGGTCTTCATACTTGAATTTTTTGACCAAGGCCTTACGTGCATCAAGATCTAAATTTTCAATCTTAACATTTACTTCATCCTTGATAATAATTTTACATGATGCCAAAATCTAAGGTCCTTGTTTTGTTGTTGTCTAACATATGGATCACGTTATGGTGCCAATTTAGTAAATTTTTGATAGAATAATGAATATTATAAAAGTTAAAATTTACTACACAATTAAATTTTATTTTTTTGTCAAGGATTGTTTTAGGAACCTTACTACTAATAAACACTGCTTTAGTTTTTTCACTGATACTAGAGTTTAACTTCTCTTCTCTCACAAAATTATTGAATTTTTCACCAGTTTCGCTGGGTAGTCTAAACAGCACACTAATTTCTTCGTTGGTAATGTCATTGGCTTTTAAAAAGTTTAAAGATTTTTCTAATTTTTCCATTTCACTACCACCTGGTATTACAAATAATGTTGGTGACATATATTTTACAATATCGTTGAGAGGAAAAATACCATTTTCTTCCGAATTTATTGAAATAGTTTCTCCGGGATCTGTTTGTAAGAATTTTCTAACTGCCAGGTCGGCATTTTTCCACTCATCAGTTTCTTCAATGGTCTCGTCCCAGGTAAAAATTCCCAATTTTCTTGCCATGAACAAATTTTCAATAATGTTCGTATTGGTAGGTTGAGCTATTTTTTCAGAAATATTCAAAAATTTCAGATTTTTGTCATTAAATGATAACATAGGAATGTACTGCTCAATAGTACCTTCAATTTCTCTAATTTGATTTTGATAATTTTCAAATTCTTCGTCAACTATAAAATTTTCTTCAATGGCAACACGACCTAAAAATGTCAATGACCGCTCATCTAATGAAAAAATCCAGGATTTTTGTTCTGCATCCCATTGTGCCATGTTTAGTTTAGGTTTTTCTTCTCTAATTCTTGTCAACAAGGATTCATTGAATGGAAATTCAACTTTGATAGTCTTTCCAAAGTTAGGATGCTCTAGTACGCTGATGCGCTTGAATGAGGACACTAACCTGCGAGCTAGTCTGAATCCAGGATTTTCCAAAAATGGCAAAATATCTTTGCCAAAAATAGAATTTAACTTTGATACCTGTCTTTTGAGAATTTTTACAGACAATAATTCTTGTTTTTCTGTAAATCCGGATCCACGTGATATTTGATCGTGAAAACTGTATATCAATTTTGAATCATATGGATTCATTGACACATTGCGGCTAATAGCCAGGGCAATAATTAGGTCTTCAATATACATAAAGTTATTATAACACAAAATAAAAAGGAGAGCAAGTCTCCTTTTTGTTTACAGTACTACGTCTTCTAGTCCGGCGGTTCGAAGTTTGATGATATTACTCAGTTGCCATTGTTTTATATCCAACGCCTTGACAATACCCAACCATTGATTACGTAGCAGAGCAAATTCGTTGATAATCTTTTCCATATCAACTACATCTGCTTCACCATCGACATACTTTTCAACGTCTCGACTGCTCAATGCCCTTTGATAGCTTTCTAGGTATTTCTTGAATGCTTTACTGCGGGTACGTCTTAGTTCGATATTCAAATATTCAAGAACAGCTTCAATTTCTTGAAGCTGATTGAATCGTTGTTCAACAATACCCGGTAAATGGGCTGAGGCTTTTTCTACGTTGCCGTGTATTTTAACCTCATACCTTGCAGAATCTAGTTCTTTATAAAAGTGCTCTATACAGTCAGGAAGAAATGATATGTCTTTGCTTACTTTAGAGTACCATGACATACTCAGTCCATGTCTTCGCCGTAATCGTAGTCTTCTTCGTCGATGTCTTCTTCGTCATCTTTGTTTTCATCTACAACTAACTGGATTGCATTGTCGAGATGGGTATCATAACCCATCAAACCTTGAAGGACTGACAACTCAACATCTTTGCCTATTAAAAAATCAATATATTGATTTGCGGCAACTTCTTTGTTTTTATCAGAGACATATTCTCTGAATGTATCCCATACTTCGATGATTAAATCTTCTTCCATTATGCCTCCTCGGTGTCTTCTGTTAATGCTGTAGCTTCAGTTTTCATACCATTCTTAGAAATTTCTTCCATCATGATAGACAAACCTTCTTTTTCATTACGATCCCATGCTTTACGGAATTGTTTGATTACTTCACCTTCTGTAGTTGTATAAACAAGACTATTGCCTTCTTTCTTCAACATACCTTTAGCTTCAAACAAGTCAACCAATCCGCTGTGTGGACTCATACCTGTTGTGTAAGGAATCTCAACTTGCACTGATTCAAATGGCTTAGAATAACGTGTTTTCATAATCTTACAAGCTGAACGGATACCGTTAACTGTTGTAGTCTTATTACCATCTGCGTCAGTTTTTAGTTTTAATTTACGCATAGCAACAACAATAGAGCTCGCATAAATGAATCCTTGGCCGCCACTAATCTTGTCATCTGGATCAAACATGTCCTGGCTAGCGTAAGTGTGATTTGTACAAACCATACCTACATTCCACGAACCAAACATGTTAACACAATTACGAACAAGTGATGTAAGTGCTTTAGGTTTACGACCCATATCACCTTTCATCTCACCTGCTTCGAACTGATTCACGTCTGTGGGCGTTAACAACATACCTAAAGAGTCGATTACAAACAATACCTTCGGACGACCGTCTTCGGGCATAACTTTGTACTCTTTCATGAATTCAGAGATGGTTTTTGCCACATCGTCAATCATAGCCATGTTAAGTTTCAGAAGTTTTTCTTCACTTGTATTAACGCCTAGATCAAGAAGCCATTTCTCATCTAGAGCGTTTTCACTATCAACTAGCACAACAAAGATACCTTGTTCTTGTGCTGATTTAATAATGTTGCCAGAGCAGATATATGATTTACCTGCACCAGATTCGCCCGCAAAAACTGTTACTTTGCCCAGGGGAACTCCCTTGTAGAAGTCCCCTGAGATAAGATAGTTCAGGGCATAGTTACCGGTTGAAATCCAATCGGTAGGGTCGTTAAACCCAATTCCTAAGCCATCAATACTTTTAGTGATAGACTTACGGAACTTCGAAATGTCGAAGGCCTTTCCCATGTCTATCTCCTAATTAAGTACTTTGGCGATTACGGATCATCGCAATGATATCGGCTGCTCTGCTCGATGCCTCACCACCTGCGCTCTCAGCTTTTGCGGCTGGAGGAGTAAATGATTTCTCTGCTGTTGCAACTTCTTCTTCCCACGGTGCCGCTTCTTCAGCTACTGGAGCAGGTGCTGCCTTAGGTGCCGGAGCAGGAGTTGAAGAACTACCGGCTTCATCACGACCGCCAAAGCCTGCTGGCTTGAAGTACTGACTCCAACGATCTGGATCATATGCCTCGCCATCAACAGATGCTTCAAACATCTCTTTGATAACTTTGAGTTCAACTGCACCTGGCTTCTTAGGCAAGAAGTCTGACAGTTTGAACAAACCATGTTGTGCAATAGCCGCATTTTCTTCTTCGCTCAATGCACGTTCACGACGAGCCCAAGTACTAGTAGAGTAGTCAGCGTAACCACCTTTCGATGTTTTAGCAATCTTAAAATCCAAACCACGAACGTAGTCTGTTGGCAATTCTTCGATCTCTGCATCCATTAGTGCGTTCTTAACAATGTTAAAAATCTGGCTACCAATGATGAATCGACGAATTGGATTTTCTGGAGTACGGTCTTCTTTGAACTTGCTGTCAACAACAAATCCTTGGAATAGGTAAGACTTTTTCTTCCAGTACTTACGACCCATATCTTCCAAGCTCTTATCTTTAAACCAAGGACGAACCTCAGTAAGAACTGGACAAGTCTCGCCCCACATTTCCATACAGGGGACTTGCACAGTCACGGGCTTAGAATTTGTTTCACCTTTAATTCCAGCGAAAGGCAATTTAATCATTGCTCTCTCTAACCAGAAAAAAGTGTTGTTTGTGTCGCCATCGGGCAAGAAACGAACTGTTACGTTTGTATTCTCTGCGATGTTCCAGTGTGGAAAGATTGCGTTGTCGCCGCCGGATGATCCGCCGGTATTTTGTGCGCTCTGTTGAAGTTTTGCGCGAATTTCTGCTAACGTTGCCATAATAATGTTTCCTTAATAAAGTTTTATGTGCCGCTTCCTTAAAGCCAACTGACTAAAAGAAAAACTGTGCATAGCATTAACTATACACAGTTTTATTTATATTTGCAACCTAAAAGATGCAGATAATATGGTTTATTTTGCCAAACCTGCTAAACGTAAAATATCTGCCATTTCTGGTAAAGGTCCTGATGGACCGTGTTTACCTTTGTTGAATTCAATATCACGTTTCAAACTATTAGTAGGGCCACCAGCTAATGAACCTTTACGCCCAGTTCTATCTGTTTTACGTAGGTCATCTGGACCATGTTGTTTACGGTGACCTAGTCTGTCAAAGTTAGGTGCTTTACCGCCGTGATTAACGCCAAGGTCGCCACGTAGTGCTCGCATAGCATCGCCCATGTTCTTAAAAGTGCCATCGACATCCATATCATTTTCGCTGTCATGGTATTCAACTTTAACTTCGCCAGTCTTCAAATTGTGTTCAATAGTTCCACGGCCGTAGTAGCCGCCTTCACCGTCATCATATTCGTAATGATCAACCTCGGGTGTTGACATGTCTTCTTCTTTGTGCCATCCGCTCCAACTACCGCTGAGTTTACTAAGTGCTGTAGCAAGATCGCCCGGTCCTTCACTCATGCCCAATTCTGCTTTCTTACGAGCCAGTCCTGCCGAGCTTGTTGGACTATTGGTTTTTTCTTTTTCTAAATCTTTGGTAGACATTTTCCAATCTCCGCCTTGTTCCTTACGCTTAAACGCAGGTACTTGACTCTTGTCTGGACCGCCTTCATTTGGGCCGCGGTCATCTGGAACGCCAGCAGCTTTTAATGCATCTGCCCTGTCGCCATAACCTTTAACGCCTGGCTTGATGTCTTTAGATGCTTGTCTAATTGCTGACTTTTCTGTGTCAGATGCATTGCTGGCATCAACGTGCTTCATTGTTGTAGAAGCTTGGTGACTATCTGTGCCTTCTACTTTTGCCTTGATGCTGCCCACTAGTTCTTTTAATCTTGCTAGTCCGTCATCACCTTGTACTTGTTTCATTCCTTGTTTAGCTAAGTGTTTTGCTACGTGTTTGATAGGATTTCCAAACTGATCTTTTCTTTCACCATCTCTAGGAGGATCTGGATCAAATGGAGGGTCCTCTTTATCTGGACTAATACTTTCTACTTTTTGTTTAACGTTGCCTAATAGTTCTTTCAATCTTGCTAGTCCGTCATCGCCATTAACTGGTGTGCCATGACGCTGTTGCCATTCCATGGTTAATTTGTTCATAAATTGTTCTGCCATTTGGGCAGCTTGTTCACCAGCTTCTTCTCCAAATTTTTCTGCAATTTGTTTCTTAACGTCAAGTGCAATACCTTCACCGCCACGGAATGGGCCAACTTCTGGGTTGTCACGATTATAAAAACTTTTAACAATCTTGGCAACTTCTTGTACCATGTTGCCTTCTTTACCTTCTGCTACTGGAGGTTGTGCAGGAGGAGCTGCCGGAGCCGGAGCAGCCGGTGGCATTTCTGCTGGTGGTTGTTGTTCTTGACCTGAACCTGTTAGTCCTAGTGCTACTAATAATTCTGGATAGCTTTCTTGAGCCCACATTTTTAAAACTTCCATAGGATCAGCAGATGGATCTAAGTCAGATGCTGATTTAAATTTATCTTCTAAGTCAGAATCAGTTAGACCCAAGCCGCTGAAAAATTGCCATGCTGTTTGACCGTCAGGACCTAATTCTAATTCGCCGTTAGGCAGTTCGTTCATTGCTTGTTTAAGTGCTTCGATTTCGTCGTCTGTTAATTGGCCTTGTTCTGTAGCTTCTGCCCATTCTTCAAATTTGCTAAATGCATTTTCTTTAACGCTGGTTCCACATACACAAGGATCTTCCTTGCAATCTGGACAAATGTCTGATTCTTCGCTTACATATTCTTCTAGGTCTATTGTATTTGTTTCTTGCATGATTCTGTGAATCAATGGAAAGAAACTTGCTAGATCTTCTTTGAAATTTGTTTCTGTAAATTTTGCCTTATAAGTTTCCATGGTCACAGGATCTAGTTCCATCAGGTCATCGCCTTGGTCTACGCCTGCTAATTCTCCTACCCATGATTCATAATGATGACGCTTGCTTAGTGCTTCAATAGTTGCTTTTAGTTCATTTAATCGGCCTACGGCCCTTTCTGTAATTCCCATAGCGTCATCATGTAGACTTGTATGTTGTACTTGTCTTTGGAATTCTTGTAGTTGAGCAATCTGTTCACTCATACGAACGATGGCCTTGCCGGCTGGGTCGTGCGGGACACCACCATGGTCAACGTGTTGAGCCATAGCAAATGCGCCTGCTGGATGAATGAACGGATATTTAAATCTTTCCCCGTCTTTATTTTGAATGTAAATTGCCTTGATGTTATTTCGTTGGCTGCGAGAACCTGCATACATTTCGTCAACTGCTTTGTGATGTCTTACAATAACTTCAGTTGCACCTTTGACTGCGCGGCTAGTTTTCTTAGAACTCTTTTGGTTCCAACGTGATTCGGTCATGTTCATAGTAGGGTCTTCTTCCTTAGGGGCTTGCGTTGCAGCAAGATGTTGAAAATCATTTCTGTCAAGATTTGTTTTAGCAATGTCGCGTGTGTCAAAACGCAGTAATCTACGCATGGCAAACATACGCATTTCTTTCAAGAAACCGTACCAAACTTGTTTGCTAGGGTCGTCTTGATTTTCTGTAATACCTTGACTGTAGTAAATCTTTAAGCTACCCAGGTCGTTTAAGCTGATGCTAACACGGCCTAAATTTACACCTTCGTTGACAAAGTCAAAATCGAAGAAACGTGCTTCGGCGGGGTCGATAGTGACCGCACCTGTTTCGTCGCCCATTTCTAAATTGGTAAAACGGCTGCGGACTTTGTCGAACAAGTCTTGAGAGATTAATTGGATAGCTTTCATATGTGTTATTTATTAATAATTGCTGATGTATATGGGCATGGGCATGATAAACTCGTCGAAGCGCTCTTCTCGCATTTTATCGTAGATAGCAGGATCCCATTCTTGTAGCATTAATGCCATGCGTATAACCAGTAATGTAGCACTGACTAGGTCATCGTGTAGGCCTACTTTAGCTTCAAAACTAACGCCTTTTGCAATATATCCTTTAAGTTCACTGATTAACGGTTTACTTCGAACACGGAATCTTTTGCTTTCTACTAGGTGTTTTAGTTTGGCACAGGCATTAATTTTACTTGAGTTTGTAGTGTTAAACCCCTTGCGGAAACGTCGTACATGCCCTTTCTTAATAGGCTCGCTTAGAAACAAGCCAGGTATGCTTTCTTCGCCTATTTCTTCAATGGCAACCAGTGCCGCTTCGCCAATGTTGTTGTTTTCTACTGAATAGTATATGCTTGACTGCATGCCTTTGTTGGCACATTCGTCATTAATGAAGTTACATAAATCTCTGAGGATACGCACCTGCCCCTGAATGGTAGTTAAGTTGTGTTGCCATTCACCCACTTGTTCAAAACTGGGAATTTCTAATATCTGAATAGCGGCTGGGTCTCCACCTGTACCCAAGCTAGGATCTAATGCTAGTAGATAGGTACTCATAGGATCGACCTTTTTATACCAACGTGCTTGACCCATTTTCATGTAAGGTTCATCGCCCTCCATGCCAGCAAGACAAATACTGTTAATCAATGTTTCATCAAATACTAAGAATTCGCAGTCATGTTCTCGACGGAAGCGTTCTTCTCCAATACGGCTTCGTTCTTCATTGGCCCATGCTTCATCACGATCAGGGTGCTCATTCCAGTATGCTCTGAATGGAAAGAATCCGTTCTTCCCCAATTTTTGTTCATTGCCAAATTCGTCAAATCTGTGATTAGCTTCTTTCCATATGTTGGCAAACTGATCTTCATCACTGTTAGGTGTTGATGTAATAATAGCTTTACCACCTGTTGCCAATGTAGGTGAAATGGATGTCCAGAATTCAACGGCAATGTTAGGTTCAACGAATGCAAACTCGTCTGCATATAGCAATGATAGAGACAAACCTCGACCAGTTGTTTCAGTTGTTGTCTGTGCAATAATACGCGACCCGTTGTCAAATTCAATACTTTGTTTGTTATAACTTTTCACACCACAGCGTATATGATCAGGACATAATTCGTAGGCATATCGAATACGCGACATAATTTCTTGGGCACCTGTAAATTTGTGAGCTGCTACTAATACTGTGGCATCAGGAATAAACATAGCGTACCATAATAGATATCCGCCTGCTGTTGTTGTCTTACCTGTTTGACGAGGTAGTAGATTTACATTAAAACGATTTCCGTGATAACTGTCAATTAATCTTTTTTGATACTCAAACGGTTCGTATTTTAATTTGCCTTTAGTAGGATGTTGGATATAGAAAAAGTTGTCAAGGAAATAATGGGGTCCGTTAATCGGATCCGTGCATTTTAGTAGATCTTCGATGTCTTTTTCTGTGTACTTGTTGGAACTGTACGCAGTCTTGACTAGTTTGTTATCTGTATATGCCATGCATTTATTTAATGAAAAAAATAGACCCCGAAGGGTCTATTTGGTAAAGGTAAAACTTATCAGTTTTCTCTGACAAACCTTTTGTACTGTGCAAATAGATCTGTTACTGCTTCGTTCATATCTGCGTATGCTTTTGGACTTGTTCCGTCCATTCTATCGCCTTGCCCTGGCTGATTCTCTTGATGTGCAAACTGGTTTGCATCAAACTCATTCTTTTTATTTGGATCGCTTGGAGTATTGTCATACTCGTCTACTTCTTCTTTATCGTCTTGTGCGTCATGATCATCCATGTCGTGGTCGCCATCGTTGTCAACATCGCCCTGTGCTACTGACATGTCATCGTCGCTGCCATTCATTGGATTTAATTTATCAATGACACTACGCATATTGTCTGCTGGACTTCCGCCATCTGCAGGCTCTAGCACTCCTGGTGCAGGTGGTGCATTGTCTAATGGAGGAGCTGCTGATACAGGTTTGTTTTGCCCTGCAAGTTGCATGATGGTAGCTAACATGTTGCTTAGTTCATCACCGCTGCCTGCTGACATGTTAATACTTGCTGGCATTGATGGCTTTTCTGGAGCAATGTCCATGCCCATGCCTGGCATCATTTCTGGCATCATTCCGCATTCTTCAACTTGTAGACCTTCCTTAACTATGTTAGGATTGTCGGCATCGAGTTCTGCCAATCTTTTTAGTACGTCGATCATTTGCATATTATTTTCCTTTGCCACTTATAGGGCCAGTTGTTCCTGGTGCTGCATCTGTATTAAATTTGGCAGGACCTTCAGTGGGAATTTCTTCTCCACGTTCTTTACGTTGAAGTTTTAAGATATCATTCAATTCTTTGACAAATCCACTGTTGTATTTGTCACCGTAATAATCTTCCATTTGAGCATTAGGAGCTTCTTTGTAATCTGGGTCAGTTAACAAAGCGCCTTCTCTCTTTGGCTCAATATTCTGATATTCTTCAGTAGGTTCCATAGGACTGCGAACTACTAAATGTTGTTTACCTACACCAAGACCTGAACTTAGATATTCTGTTAGTTCAAATTGTGTTGTTGGATAATCTAATACAACTTCGTAGATGTTAACTTCACAATTTTTAATTTGAGGAAAATCTAATGGTAGTGCTTGGATAGGAGTCTTTGATTTTTTGAATCCTGCCGGAGCATTGCCTGTAGTAAAACGGCTTAGTAAGCTCTTCATTGTATCTTCTTGCTCGGTGGTCATTTCGCCGGCAATCTTAATACGGAAGTCATACTTCTTTTTAGATTCAGTTAGGTGTTCTTTGAATGATTTCATAGTGTATTATTTATTAAGATTCTTTAGTTTTTCCAAGATGCTATTACGGTCTGTGATAATGTATCCTTCACCTTCTACGGTATTTCCGTTGCCTTCACCGTGTTTTTTATCAATGGCTAGCTTTTTAAGCTGTAGATCAACCATCTTTAACTTCTTGTCAATCTTGTTAGTTTTAGCTGTAATGGCAGCATTCATCATCTGTGCGGCTACTTCAAACATGCGTGACCCATAGCGGGCTTCTACATTCATACCTAAATCCATTAGGTCGTCGTAGGCTTTTTCAGCTTTGTCTGCAAGTGCATCTAACTCCGAATCGCTGATATCGCCAAGTCCTTTTACACGAGGTAATGCGGCAGCAATTTTATCAAATTCTTCTAACTTTTCTTCTAGATTAATTGTAGGCACTGGACTTACATCAACTGCTTCTGCTTGAATAACAGACTCGGCTGGTTCTATGTTTAAGAGTTCTTCTAACTTTTTGGTCATATTTTTACTTATTCCGTTTTCCACCATTCTGGAAAATATCACTCTCGTTGACAATCCTAAATTTAATACCCTGCTGATTACACCAATCTGCGGCTGCTGACCATTTGGCTTGATTCTTAATAAACTGTGCTTGGTTGTAGGGATTTTTACCTACACGTTCTTTTAGGGTTTGATTAGCAGGTTTTATTTCTACAATCTCAACGTGCTTCTTCATGTTTTTATCAACATAAGAAATTAAAAAATCAGGAACGTAAACTGTGTGCTTACCAGTTAGAGGATCTCTATAAGGTATCTTTACACTTTCGCTGGACCACTGTTGTATGCTAGGATTGTTATCACAGAAAGTCATAAAAGTAAATTCCCACGAACTTCTATATCTAGGAGCACCTTGTCCCATATATTTTTCAGGGTTTTTTACTTTATAAACCCCTTGGCTAAACTTTAAGCTCATACTGCTATGTTTCTTTGAATTTCAGGATGTGGTTGAGGTTTATCAGCATAGCCCAGACTGCTACTTTTAAATCTATTGTAATTTAATATTTCAGATACTAGACCAGATAGTTGTACATTGTCTAGACCTCTTAATGTATCTAAAATTTGCATGGGATTATAATTGTCTTGCTTAGCCTGTCTAATAATTGTAACAGCAATAGATTCAGCGGCTACTTCACCAAAGTCTCTGTTGGTAAAATAGCCTTTCATAGCTGCTAATACTGATGAGTTGATTTCAACAGGCATGTTCATGTACGAGTCAAATGCTTGAACTGTGGAGTCTTGAGATTTACTAACAGGGACGTTAGAATAGTTTTGATTCATGATTACCTTTTAGGAGGAAATATAAGTGCGGCGGGATTTGCTCTGATCTTTCCATCAACACTGGTGTTAAATGCTTTGAAGATGTTAATACCTACACCACCTGGTAAATTAAATACTCCCGGATTGTATTCTGTACTTGGCGGAGTATAATATTTTCCAGGAGCAGTTTTAGTTAGCGCCCCTAACGCCCCTGCCGCAATATTATATCCAGTAGCTTTAGTTCGAACAATACCTTTAGTGTTTACATAATTCTTAGCAAGGATTGTAGCAATGTCTAACAATGGGTTTGGTGATTTGTATGCCCCGCCAACCTTACCAAATACCCTTTGAGCACCCGGTTTATCAAATCCTGTTTGTTGTTTAATATAGTAAGGATTGTTTATAGGATTTCCTGCAATTTGCAAAGGGCTAGGAGTTTTGTCATAGTACACACTAGTGAATCCTGGCGGATCTGTTTCTGCAACAATCTGTCCGTAATCATACAGTACATTTTCGTAGGCAACCTGCATTCTATTTTGCATTACTTTGCTGCCTTCACTTTGGTTTAATGAGTCGTGTGCCCATTCTGTAATCTTAGGATTAATCAAAGTTACCTGAGTAAAATTTTGTTGATGCAGACTGTAAATTTCTATAGAAGTAAGAAAAGGAACTTTGACATTGTTATCATAGATACCATATTGATAATCTGTTTCACCGTACTTAGTATCTCTAAATTCTACAGGTACTTCGCCTGTAGTTCCATAACTACTGTCTGCAAAATAATGTTTGTAATAGTTAATCCATAGCTTGTTAATGATATCAAAATTATCATCATGGAATTCTACGTTAACAGGAGTATAGGTTAATTTAGTAGGTACTATTGTTTTTCTATTATATTGATTTAATGTCTCAGTGGCAATTGTAAATTTAGGAAGATCAACTTTCTTGACTAACAATCCAACATCCATTGCTCCGGTATTACGCCATTGTTGATCTATAATAGCATCCGGGTTAATGTTGAATACTACGTAATAAAGAAAACCTAATTTAGGAGAATATGCGTAATTTTCGTCAACGTATAGTCGACTAGCATGTTGATAGTCTTTTAAATTAGGATATCCTCTAGCATAGCCTGTGCCGGATAGGTAGTTAGTAAATGCGTTGCTCATACAAATATTTAGTCAAATAAAAAGCTCGGGTTTTTATGCCGAGCTTTATTTTAGTTAATTTAACTATTAACCTGTAGTTAGTCCCTGTGCACCTGCTGGTCTTACAACACGACCTACATCAATACCAATACCGCTGGCTGCGCCGCCTGGAGCGTCAAGTTGGATTGCGTTATCGTATGTAATAGTTAATGCAATATCCATAGGATTAGTTGCATCAGCATAGTCACCACCTTGATATGTAGCTTGTTTGATAAAACAACCTAAGAACTCAAAACTTTCTAGTGTAACTGGTTCAAACGCACCGTTGCCACCGTCAAGCATTTCAACACGCATTCTGAACTTGTAGTCAATGCCGCTAGCAGCACCGCTTTGTTCAAAGAAGTCAAATTGCTTCTGTAGTTGCTCACCCACTTTGCGACTAACAACACCACTCGCATCATCACGGATAGTTAATTTTGCATCTGCAAAATTGTGCTTACCTAATAGCTTAACTGTGCTGTTATAAACAGGTAGTTTGATTTCTTCAAAAGTAACGTCAGGTCGGCTAACGTTCATAACCTGTTTAGTTAGTTCAGTTGTCGGTTGTCCTGGGACACCAAAACTATCTAAAGTAACACGGAAGCGGTACTTTAGTTTTGGCATCAACAGACCTTGTGTAGTAGAAGCTTGGCTTCCACTAATAGGTACTGTAAATCTTGATAAACTTGCGATTGGCATATAAATGCTCCTTATTCTTTGTATTTACCTATTATAGTCCGGCTGCAATGTCACCAGTATTTTTTAAGCGTAGCGGAATAAAGATAAATTCCACAGCCTTAACTGGCTCAATGGCAATGTCAACATACAACTCATTTCTATCAATTCTAGAAGGAGTATTGTTTGTCTCATCACAGACTATAACATAATCATATAGTGCTCTTTGTCCTACTAATTCAAGCATTAGAC